ACTGGTTTATTTTTATCTGTATCAAGGATTTTAACCCATGGATGATAAGTACCAACATAGTTTGAGTCATATGAACTTAGTGAGTTAACTACTGTTGCGATAGAGTCTGAATAAGCACCTGCGTCCATTATATAGAATGCGTCTTGTCTATCTTCTACCATATCTTTTGCGAAAGTAGTTACTGATGAGTGTAATCTATTGATAACACCAGGTATTACTAACAAGTTCATGTCATACTCATCAGGATTTGATACTGCGTTAATAGCTTTTCTAAATGCAATTGTACCACCTGCCGTTGCTGATGATAAATCGAATCCTTGCATATTACCTGCAACAATGTTTTGTCCTGTAAGTACTGTTCTGTTTGGTGCGAATCCATCGAATCCACCTTGGAATGGTACATTGAATTTTTTATTATCTATAATACCATCATTTAGTGCAATAGCCGCTCCATTTGAAATACAATTACTTAGTAAGAACTTAGAACCAACAGTTTCTGAATTTGAATCTGGTGTTGGGTTTAAGTAATTTAAGTTATCTGTATTTGTAAAGTCATAAGAATAACCTAAGAATTTTCTTTTGTTAAACTCACCTGATATTGACTGAGTTAGTTCATATGTTGGAGCTGGTAAATTGTGTCCACTATGTAGTGGTGATGTTACTGCTGCAAATCCAAATGGTACAAGACTTGAGTCAATTGCTCCATTATCTACATCAGTATTCATTTCAACTCTAATATTTACAGATGCGTTTGGATAGTCACCATTTGAAGTAACTTTACCATTAGCGTCTACTGTAATAAACTTATCACCAATTCTTCTCTTAATGTAGTTTGGTGAGTTAGGGTCTAAGTTAAGACCTTGGAACTCTTCTACTATATTAGGTCTTGTGTCACTATCTTGTACAGTTTGACCAAAAATTGAATTAGGTATTTTAGAAGTGTCTACTCTTCTTACTATCACAGAGAATGTTCCATATTCTGAACCTGGAACTTCACTAGCTGGTTTAATATCTCTAATACCTATTTTAAATTCATAGTTTGTCGATGTACCATGTGACAATGTATGGAACTTAAATAGATTTTTACTTGAACCTGCAATATCTTGTGATATAATAAATGGTGTCGAAGCTTCAGCGTATGCTTTAGTATAATCAGTTGTTCTAAATGTATCTATTGTTACATCAGCTCCGGCGTCACTTGCGAAAGAAGCCGACTGATAAGTATTAAAGTTTAGATAAAGGAAACCAAATTCCCCATCATTTTTAGGAGATGAACCAAATGTTTTTCCAATATAGTTTGTTGCAGTTGGATTCAATGATGCGGTTGGTATTGCAAGTACTGCTGATTCTGATAATCCTGTAATTGCACCTGAAGCACTTAAGTAAAGTGCAAAGTTTGAAGCTGATACCTCTGTTGTTGGTGAGTTTGCCGAACCACTTAGGTTAGTGACTACTGATTTGTCAAATGAACCTGTTGAGTTTGCTACTCCACCGAATGGTACTTTGGTAGTAGGGTGAATTACTGCTGCTACTTTAGTACCAATTTTCAATACTAAAGGTTCAACAGAATAACCACTCTGTCCTAATACTCTTACGATAGTCGCAGTTCCTGCGTCTTCTAAATATGATTGTGCAGTATATGGTAAATATGAATCTTCTGTCAATCCACCGAATACTTGCGTAAATTCTTGAAAGGACTCTACTTTGGTTGGTACGAATGCAGGTCCTTTGATACTTTGTCCTATTAGTGCAGCTCCGATTTCACCAATACCTTGAGGTAAAAATGAAAGGTCTTTCTCTCTTGTGAATACACCTGGACTAACAATTCTTTCTGCCATTATTTTCTCCTAAATTAAATCTTTGGGTTTACCTTTATATAAATACTCCAAAAATTTCCAAAACGAATACTTATTTGTTAGGTGTGAAAGTGTTGGTTTGAACATCGTATGTTCCATCGCCATATTTTTCTCTCAACTCTTTAGCTAACTCATTTTCTTCGGTTACTAATTCTTTGTAACTTCCTACCAATCCTTGTCTTTCTTCTTGAAGTGATTTCATTGACTCTTCAAATGATAAATAAGCCAATTGTATCTCACCTAATCTTGAGGTGATTGATAAAACTTTACTTTGAATTTCGGTAATTTTCTTTTTTTCTTCTTCCGAAAAACTTTTTAATACTTTTTCTGCCATAACTTTAAATTTTAATTACTACTAATATAAATATGTAAAAATTATTGATTACCACTCTTTTTGACATTTTTTAATCCTGAGAGTGATTTATCTTCTGTAAATACTGCTTTACCTACTGATATTGTTCTTTTTGTATTGTTATTTAATCCTACAAATTCAGGTACTATATATGCTTTTGCGATTAGTGAAATTGTAGCCTTTGTTATTCTATCTTGACCCATCTCTGCAATCGTTTCAAAACTATAAGAATCACCTTTTATTACAAATTTATATCTTTCACCAAATGACCTACCTTGAAAGAATACGATTTGTTCTACAACTTTATTAACTTGTTCCATGTAATCACACCAAACTATTACTTCATATTGTAAATCAACATAATCTGGTCTTTCAACTGACATAAACTCTCTTTTTGGGTTTTCACCTGTCAATATTGAAAATTGGTCGTATTTATTTACATTTGTATATTTTCTTTCAAAAAATTGGTGTGCGTCTTCATTTTGTGCTACTTTTAATTTTGATAGTTCTGTATTGATTGAAAGATTGTCTCTTTTAAAAACTATAACGGGTGTAAGTATCATTCCGTTATCGTCTTTCATAAAACCATCTCGTTGTGCACTTGCCCATTTTTCAGGTGAAGCATACATTACAGGTACAGGAAAATATCTTCCATCATCCTCAACAGTTGGTTTTACATCTTTTTCTAAAAATGTTTTAAATGCAGAATCAACATCATAAATACCAACACTAACATTTTTTACATTGTCTTTATCTCTTCTTATTTGTTTTGCCTTGTTTAACTTAGGGTCAACAGATGTAGAAGATTGTGTCTGTATAATCTGAGGTTTTCTTTTATCTGTATTTCTATATTTTATAGCCATCTTATAATCCTATTGGTACTTCATTATCGTTTTGATTTGAATTACCAAATCTTGTTTCTACTAATTTAATACTTGATTGTCTTGTTACATGAGTATCACATATAATAGATACATTTAAACCTTGAGTATCACCACCATCCCAATATTGAGGATTTTTACCTGCAAAGTATTGATATGAATATGATGCGTCAATTAAATGGTATTCATTGTTCCATTGTATAATGTCACCTACTTCAGGAACTAAGTCAATAGATACTAATGAATCTCTTAAAAATTTGAACTGAACTTCACGCTGATATGATTGACCAAACTCATCAGATATTTGTCCTGCTTGGTTTCTTTCTACTAATGCTGGAACTTTTATTGGATTATGAAAAACTTTGTCTTTTCCTTCACCATATAAGTTTACATCTGTTTCAGTAGTAGCTACCATATAGTAATAGACTTGTGTGTCAATGATATCATTGATTAGTTCTTTGTTTAACTTATTAAACAAATCCATATCTCGTTGTCCACCGAACAATGCCATTGGTTATCCTATAAAAATTGGTCTTGGAACTCTATTTAAAGTTTCCTCTAAAAATTCAGATTCCTCTTTTCGCGCTTCCATTAGTGATTTACGAGAAGTTGATTCTAACATCTCTTTTAATTCTGTAAGTAAAGTTTCTTTTTCAGCAGATGCCTCATTTCTTAAATCTGCTCCGTCAAGAGTTACATCTGCACCTGGTATAGGAATAGAACTAAACTTAGCTCTAATTGCGCCTAACATTTCTTTTGCTAATGCTAATGCATATCTAGCAATCCATTGTTTACCTGCACTATTAATATTAGTATATGTTAATCTTCCAAATGGTGCATTTGATAAATCACTTACAACATTTGAGTTTGCGATTGGTGATTTACTTTCACTTTCTAATGTATAATGGAAATAAACTTTTTTACCATCGTCTCTTCCTAATGGGAAAGGATATAATTTAATTCTTTTTCCATCAATATGAAATCCATAAGAAGACTTTCTAATGAAATCATTAAATTCAATTGCTTGTAATCTTAATAAGTCATCAAACATAGGTTGCATCATAAATGACACACCAGGAGAATAATTACCCCAACCAAAAGTTTCTAACATTTGTTGAGAACCTAAACCTGTTCCAATAAATGGGTCAAAATATCTTATAATTGCTGGTGGTTGTGTATGGAATACTCTTCTAAGTACTACTCCATCATCAACTGAACCACTTTCTAAATTTGCAACACTCGAATCACCTAAATCATATATTTGTTGTCCTGATTTCATTACAAAAGAACCTGTATACACCGTGACCCTTCCACCACTTAACGCTTCTGTTCCGTAATCTTTTGCTATACTTACAACACTACTTAAGTTAGGTGCTATTTCTGTATCTTTTAAATCTAAGTTTAATGAATTACCTTGTAAAGATAGTAAATTCTCTTTAGCTCTATATTGATTTACTTGTGAAGAATATTCATTTGCTGCCTCTTCAAGACAAGTAAAAAAGTTTATATCTTGTAATTCAACATCTATAATTGGATATCCTAATCTCTTCGCACACCATTCTGCAACTTTCGGAGCGTCACTTTGAAATTGTGAATCTGAATCAAAGTATCCGAAAGGAGTTGATGAACCACTTGTAAATGAACCTGAGCCAGGCCAAATTGGAATATTTACTGCCA